AAGGCCCTTTCGGGCCTCCTCTGTATGTGACGCCTTATGGCATTGCCATTCGGCTAACATATGGGACCTTGCCATTGTAACAGCGGTGCCGCTGGGATTTATACAAGCCTTCGGGCTTGTCCTGGTCGTATCGCTGTGTAGATGGTTTAGGTGTGTGGTGTCGGACCTCGTCCGCCGCCATATGGCGACTTTAGAGTATCCTTCTCTCGTACTTCGGTACAGGAGCATTCCATGCCAAGCAGCACTAAGTATATCCGCAAATACGACTACACCATAACTGATGTAGGACAGCAGCCCTTCGATGGGTCGTTCAATTCAGGAGTGATCCTGGATTTGGCCGATTCCGTCGATAAGGGGCAAACTGTTCCGCATTGGCGAAAGGTTATAGCCGCTGGCGGAAATGCCACTACCCAACTAAGTGGGGTTAAGTGGAAATTAGTCCAAGCCCCTGCCTCTATGAGGCATGGGTACAGACTGAAGACCGCACCGCATTTGGTTGGTCAGGACGTACGTTTGACTGGGAATTTACTTCCCGTTTCAATCGCTACACCTAGTGCTCCCCCAAGTCTTGGTCTTACGAATGTCTCTGCATATAACCAGGCACTGGCTCGATATTACTCAAACCTTGCCGCCATCTCGTCGCAATTTAAAGGCGCCGTGATGACCGGTGAGTTACGTGAGACATTGTCGATGATCAGACATCCCGCTCGAGCTCTCCGTCGTGGGATTGGCGACTACTTATCGTTCTTGGGAAAGAACGCCAGTAGGCAAGCCAAGCACGCCCGGAAGTCTTGGGTACGGAAAACTTGGTTAGAGTATAGCTTTGGTTGGAAACCACTTGTCAATGATCTAGATGACGCCATTGGCGCATTCTATCAATCTAAATGGGCCCATCCCATCTTTGAGATGGTGAAGGGCACAGGCAGAGAGAAGATGAGCGCTTATGACCCATCGGTGATCTTCTTTGACGTTGGTGGTGGCCACCAGGTTACCGGCAGGTTGCGAAGTGAGGAGGAGATGTACGTTAAGTTCTTCGGGATTCAATTCTCGACGAACACGGGCGTCCCCGACTCACATCACTATGGCTTTGCGCCTTGGGAGTTCGTCCCAACTGTTTGGGAACTTTTGCCTTACTCTTTCCTTGTGGATTATTTTTCCAACGTTGGAAAAATACTCGAGTCCTGGTCGTATCGGTTTATAGCAAACGGGTGGACTGCCAAAACTGAGAGACGTGCTTGGCGTCAGTATACTACTGAGCTTAACCACGGACCTCAGCCCGGCATGAATCCCGATCTATACACCTTCACTACCTCTGGGACCCCTGGTTCCGTAGCTGTCGAAGCGGTCCACTTCATCCGGTCTCCAAGCGTCGGCCTTGATCTTCCATCACTGGAACTCAAGGTGCCTGGCAAATGGACTCAATGGGCTAATCTCATTGCCCTAACGGCTGGACGAGATCGCGCAAGACAAGCTTTAGCCCGATAGCGGTTTCGCTATTGGTGTTTTTACCTACGTTGAGGTTTTATCGATCATGGGATCGTATTCACCTGATACTTCAATCACTGGTGCCACGCAGTCGGCCTTTACCACACCAACGTATACGTTGGCGGCGGATTTGGCTCCTCCTGTGCCTGGCTCCCGTCAGCATGTGGTCACCGCAATCGGTGGCACACAGACTAACGTGCGCGCAAGTACCGCCGGAGATCCGTTCACGGTCCTCGTTCGGAAGTTCCCTTATCGGGCGCTTCCGGCACGAAATCCGACGACCGGCCTCTACGGCAACATTCCGCGTAACAAGGTTGAGTTTCTGTTCCGAAAGGGTATGAAGGTCGACTCGGCTGGCCTCATCATTCCGGGGGATATGAGAGTTTCTCTCTCTATCCCTGCGGGTGCTGAGATCAACGATGCGCCCAACATCCGAGCGATGGTCTGCTTTGCTCTCGGTCTCTTCAACGAAGAGGCTGAGGACATCGCAGAATCCGTCATCTCCGGCGTATGGTAGCCAACCATGCGTCGCCGATCGGATCGTGAAGTATCTCTAATCAAGGTACTTCTCTGGTTAGTCTTCGTGCTTTTATGTGCGGTCGGAGTTCTAAAATCCTCCGACTTTCCATTTTGGCTCGTTGGCTGACTAAACTCTTCCTTATGGAGTACATGCACTATGGGTATTTGCCCTCTTGCGTTGCACACTCGCCTTTTGCAGGATCTCTCCGAGCAGTTCGGCGTTTTCGCGCTTGATCGTATCGAGCGTGGAGCTCCGTGGCCCGGAATCTCCTTCAAGGAACAGGCGGCCCTTTCGATCGTAAACTCTCTCACCAAAAAGTGGGAGGGTTCTATGACGGAACGGACTAAGCTGACAGCCTTGAGTAAGTTTTTACAAGTCAATTCTGACTGTGAAAACTGGAGGTTAGAGCCGGAGACCTTTGAACCATGTGACGACTACCTCCTTGGGGAGCTTCGCAGCTACCTTTGGAAGTTTTGGCACATCAACAATAGGTACCCTTTAGTAGACCATGACTATGATTGCCTCGAAAGAGGTGAACATGGCCCAGGGGCTGCTATCGGTTCGATTGGGGGCGATTTCTATACGAAGTTGTTCTCCAGTCAAATGGCTACTACTGATCCAAATCTGTACTTTTGGTACAGGCGCTACATTAGAGGTTTCCCTGAATGGAACAATGCCGAGTTAACTCGGATACTTTCATACGGAGAGCCTCAGGTGGTGAAAGGTAATCGTCTAGACTTCGTTCCGAAGAACGACGAAGTTTCCAGGAGCATCTGCGTCGAACCCTCGCTGAATATGTTTTACCAGCTAGGGTTTGCCAATGTGCTCTGTTCTCGGCTGAAAAGTATTTGGGGTATTGACCTTGAATACCAACAGTTCAAGAATAGGGAACTGGCTAGAAGAGGTTCGTGGGATGGATCGTATGTAACGATCGATCTGTCCTCCGCTTCCGACTCTATTTCGCTGAAAATGCTTAAGTGGTTATTGCCAGCAGACTTTTACAGTCGATTGGTGAAATACCGCAGCCCTACAGCGAAACTGCCTAACGGCAGGTCTATCGACTTGCATATGGTTTCGACGATGGGGAATGGTTATACCTTCCCCCTCCAGACAATCATATTCACCGGTATCGTACTCTCTGCCTTTCGGATGAGTGGATTGGCACCCATTTATCCTCGAGGTGTTCATGAGGGAAATTTCGGGGTTAACGGAGATGATATCGTCGTCCCTACGGTTATACACCGTAAGGTACTTCGACTTCTCCGTCTCCTCGGATTCACTCCGAACAAAGAGAAGACCTTTGTAGAAGGTCCGTTCCGAGAGTCATGTGGTGGCGACTACTTTAATGGTAGGAACCTTCGGGGTGTTTACATTCGTAAACTCAACGAGCCACAAGACTTTTACGCTGCAATCAATCAGCTTAATCTGTTCTCTACTAGAACAGGTATTCGCCTAAGTCACCTGGTCCGCTACTTACTCTCACGAGTTAAGTACCGTCCAGTCCCGATTTGGGAGAATGACGATGCAGGTGTCAAGGTTCCATGGTCTCTCGTATCTCATAGTTCCAGGATCGATAAGGCCACGCAGAGTATTCGTTACACTGCTTGGGTCCCTCGTCCTGGTCCACAGATACGTATAGGAGACATGGTTCTTTATACACCTTCAAAGTTCAAGCCGAGAGAGTTTAACTCTTCAGGGTTACTCCTGTCTGTATTGCACGGGTCGGTTAGTCCGGGGGGCATCTCCTTAATTCCTAAGGTGGTGCTATACCGGACGAAGTCTCGTATCGCCCCGAACTGGGATACCCCAGCGGAAAGCGATATAAGGGCGGTCCAGCTCTTTGCGGGCTGGTTCGTTTTTAGGAGGTGGGAATCCTCCATCTA